ATAACATCTCCATATATAAATATATATAAAATAAAAAAACCCTCGATTTTTATTCAAGGGTTTTTCCATTAGTTCATTTTAAGTATTTTATTAGAATTTAAGGATTGCGTAATCATATCTTAATGTTAATGATATTTCAACTGGGTCTGATGAGTCAAATGCTAAGTCACCAAAATTAGCTGATTGAATATACGCACCTTTTAGTTCCCATTCTTCAACCACAGCTCCAACTGGGTCTAAAAGGTTAAATGTAATATTTTTCTTGTAAAAATCAGAGTATCCATCTCTACCAGTAACTGATTCGTGATGTAATCTAATCCATTCAATCACTTGTTGAGCAGCTGATGGAACAACTGGGTCATATAACATAATTTCTAAAGGTTGCCATCTTGACTTACCTTTGACGTATCGTGTTACATTCATATGTTCCAACACTACTTCATCTGATTCCAATGATGGTCTGTTCATTGATTTAATCAAATAAGCATTAATACCATCTATTTGCATTATAAATCTATTTTTGAGCTTTGGCTCAAAAGGTGTAAACATAATATCTTGTGGTTCTAATAATTCGGCCATTTAATTTCTCCTATTAAAATACTTAAACCTTTAATTCATATATAAATATCAAAAAATATAAAAAAAAGGGACTTATATTTCTATAAATCCCTTTAATTTAGTTATTTAATTAACTATTACTCTGGAAAAGAAGCACCAGTTGGTTGTATTGTAAAGTCTAATACAATAAACTCAGCAGTTCTTGTAGGTTGTAAGAATAATTGTCCAACTAATTGATTTCTATCAATTGTGTCAGGTGTATTATTCGTTTCATCCATCACTACTCTGAATGCACTCAATCCACTTTGTGATTGAACTTGTTCTAAGAATGGATTAACAATTCCTAAGAATCTTCTTCTTGTTGCTGCTGTGTTTTGTTCAAATACAAGGAATCTTGATGAACTTGCAACAAACTTCTTAACTCTAATTAATAATCGTCTAACATTGATTCTATCTAAAGCACTCGCTTTCTTCTGTAATGTTTTTTGTCCAAATACAGTCACCCCTTGTCCTGGGAATGTTGCAATTGGATTAACACTTGAATCATATAAATCATCACGATTTCCTTGAGTTAGTTTTCTTTCAGCTTGAATTGCAGTTGTGATTCCACCACGATTCAATCCAGCAGGAGCAAACCAGGGGTGTGCTACTCTATCATTGAACGCGTAGATTCCACCTAATACTACTGATGGCGGCACCCATCTTTGAGTCCCAGCTACTTGTGAATCAGGTACTTTAACCCAAGGCCAATACATAGCTGCAAAGTTTGAATCTTTACCATCAGCTTGTTCTGTAACAGCACCTAATGTTGAACCATAAGCTACTGGGTCAATGATTGTAAAACAATCAGCCCTATCTTCACATACATCAATTGCTTTATTTGTTATTGATGAATGTAATCTGTGTATCATACCTGGCATTAATATTAAATTAATGTCAAACTCATCTTGATTTGCAAGTAAGTCAAGAGCTTCTGCGTAAGCAGCTCCACCATTAGCATCTGCAGTATTGGCTGGACTAAATCCTTGTGAATTTGAACTATCAATGTTTTCATAGAAATTAACTTGAGCTGATAGAGTACCATTCATATTTCCTAAAGCATCAAATCCAACTAATCCATCAAGAGCTCCTTCAAATCCACCATTTGATGAACCACTACCAACTGCTGGTAAAGAACCTGATAAGGAATCTAATCTAATTGTACCATTTTCATCCAAATAATCAATTGTTGGTGCATCTACACTTTTAACTCTAATCAACCTTGATTTATTAGGATATGAACCTGTTAATTGTAAGTATTTAACACCATCATCTGTTCTAACAGTTTGTTTTTGGTCACCTATTACTTTTGAAATAAAGTTTATTGAATTTGGGTCTAATGAACAATTATTAAATGTTTCAAGTGTTTGTTTTCTTTTAATATTATCATTACCTGCTCTGACTAATAATGTAAAAGTACCTTTTTTGTTATTAACATTTGACACTTCATATCTAATGTTATGAACTGAACCACTTGATAAAATATTATTCGTTGTGGCAGTTGTACTAGCATTATTCATTATTGTTCCATCAGCTAATGTTTCTAATGTGAATGAATTTGCAGAAGTTCCAGCTGTTCCACCTGTCAAAGCTTCTACTCCATCTAATACAAACATAGCTTGGTCATTACCACTTATTGATGATGTGGTTACTGTAACATTTCCCGCAGTACCAGCTGATGAACCACTTAATGTCAATACATTACCAGTATTAGTATATGAAGCTGATACTAATGTAAGTGTAGTCGCATCATTTATAGCAGTTACTAAGTTCGCACCAAAAGCGTCGACATCCGCTCCAATTGTAACATATCTTTCAGTGCTACTATTATCAAATAATGAAGCTGATGTAACGGCGACAAAATCAATCCCATTGATTGTTAATTCATGTGCTGATGCACTTGGTAAAAAATTACCTAATGCAAACTTTGTGTTTGCAGTATCACCAGTTGTCGCTGCAATTCCACTGGATGCTACACTAGCACTAGCTGGTGAAAACGAACCAGCCATTACTCTAACAACAGTTAATGAATTTGAATTTTTTAAATATTCTTCAGCCGCATGTGATGTTAAGAATTGGACTGAATCCGAACCACTTTTTACAACATCTCCAAATTTCGCTTGGAAATCAGAAAATGATGTTACAACGGTTGGGATTCCTGCAGGACCTTTGAGGGTTGGTCCGATAAGAGCAGCTCCAATATCAGCCACAGCAGCCGGTAAAAACGTCTGGTCTATTTCATTTGTAAATACACCAGGTGAAATTATTTTTTCGGCCATTGAATTTCTCCTAAGTTAACTTTTTTAATTTTTGGAATTAAACCTTTAAATAACACTTTTGCGCAGTTAGTATTATTCATATATAAATATATGATTAAACTCTCAAACAATGATTTTTTTTCTATTATTCAGATTTATTTTTAGTTGTTTCAACTGGGGTGAACACACCTGTTTCAGGATTTAGAGTTCCTTGGCCATACTTATCCGTTATACCATCTAAAAATGTTTTTTCTTCTGATTGAATTGATTTTAAAGCCTCTTCTAAATCAACTTCTTGTTCATCCAATCTGATTTGTGCTAATTTTAATTGTCCAAATTGAGTTTGAACATTTTGATAACTTTTTTGTATGTTTTGAACTTGTGTAAGTTCTTCTTCTGTGAATTTTACTTCTTCTGGCATTATAACCTCCATTTGTAATTAATTAAGTACCATAACTATATATAAGTATATATAAAATATAAAAACAAGTGATTTATTTTCCAACTTGTTTATCTGTAGCGTCACCCTCTTGTCCAAAGGTAACTTTTGATGGTGTGGTGAATTTTTTCATATTTGATATTTTGTTTGTGATTATTGAATTTAAATATTCTGGTAATAAATAAGCTTTTGATGTAACACTAAATGTTGATTTAATAAATCTTTCACCATCTTGATTCATTTCAGAAGCATCTGATACACTATCAATTGTACATAAAAATTTATTATTTTCTCCACCACCCCAATATGTATGTGATTGGTCTACAAAAGATTCCACCAATGGATTCATTTGTTCAATGAAATTTGTCCAAAGAATAAATTCATAAGTTATATCAGCATAATTTGGCATTCCAGTTGTAACTACATCATAAACAGGTTGAACTCCTTGTTGAACTGAAAATCTATCGTATTGATTATCTTTACTCCATTTATTAGTTCTTACAACATCTATTTGGTTTCTACCAACATCATGTGGAAATGATTGACCTGATAAATCATTTCTTGAAACTTCTGTTCTTCTTAACATAATTAATGGTAAAATCAATGAATTATTTTTATCTCTCAATACTCCTCTTTTTCTAACCGCTTTCCATCTTTCTTCATTACCATAATAAACAGGTATTTTAAAAGTTTCATTAGCTTCCCTAACTCTTGGTTTCATTACATTCTTGACATGATTTAAAACTGCAGTATCAACATCCTTTAAAGTAATTGAAAAATTATCTGAAAAGTTATTACCTGGTATAATAGTGGTTTCTCTATTACCACGAATAGTTGTATTCTTTGTAGATACCTCATTAGCTCTATTCACTAACTCTCTATTTACCACTTGTTTATTTGTAATTTTATTAACTGCCATTTCTTCTTCTCAGTTTTTTAAGTTTATCCAATTTATTATTTACCTTACCTTTTACTTCTTCTGATTTAATACTACTCATATCAGCTTTACCAATTGCAATTTCTTTTTT